AAGATTTTGAAGCGAGAGTAATATGCCTAGCACATCTGACAAGCAACGCCGCTTTATGGCTGCTGCCGCCCACGACCCGGCCTTTGCCAAGCGTGTAGGCATACCCCAAAGCGTAGCCAAAGACTTCAACCAAGCCGATAAGGGCAAGAAACTTGCTAAAGCCATGAAAGGTATGGCAAAAAGCAACCGTTATGCCTGAAAACAGCACCAGTTTTAAAAAAGGGAAGAAACCCGGCCCCGGTCGGCCTAAAGGTATGCCCAATAAGTCCACGCAGGCGGCTAGAGAAGCCATTGCGCGGTTCGTAGACGGCAACGCAGACAGGCTCCAAGGGTGGCTAGACGAGATCGCTGCGGAGAAGGGAGCGCAGGCTGCTTTTGACGCCTTCAGCACCCTGCTGGAGTACCACGTTCCCAAACTCGCCCGCCAAGAGATCACAGGTAAGGACAACGGCCCGGTCAAGGTACAGATCGGATGGATGGCTCCCGAATAATCCTGCCCTACCGCCCACGTAAGGCGTTCATGCCCTTCCATGAGCGCACACAGCGCTGGGCATGCCTGGTCGCCCATCGTCGCGCAGGCAAGACGGTGGCCGCCGTGAACGACATGATTCGAGCAGCGATTACCTATCAGGGCGAGCGTGGGCTATTTGCCTACATCGCCCCATATCGCTCGCAAGCAAAAGCCGTGGCGTGGCAATACTTTAAAGAGTTTGCCCAACCGATCTTGACCAGCATTAACGAGCAAGAACTGACGCTGACGCTGGTGAACGGCAGCCAGATACGTTTGTACGGTGCCGACAATGCCGACGCGATGCGCGGCCTTGGCTTCTCGGGCGTCTACATGGACGAATACGGTGACTTTAAGCCGAGCGTGTTTGGAAACGTTATTCGCCCAGCGTTGTCTGATAAACAGGGGTGGGGCGTGTTCGGCGGAACGCCCAAGGGCAAGAATCAGTTTTGGGAAATTTATGAGATTGCCACTCGAATCCCCGACGAGTGGTTCCTGCTGCGCCTTCCCGCTTCAACGAGCGGAATTCTCCCAGCGACCGAGCTAGCCGCTGCCAAGGCGCAATTGGCCGAGGATCAGTACTTGCAGGAATATGAATGCAGCTTTCAGGCTGCGATCCTCGGTGCTTTTTGGGGACGAGAAATGCGTGAAGCGGAAGACCAAGGGCGTATTACGAATGTGCCATACGACCCCAACTTGCCGACGTTCACGGGTTGGGATTTGGGTTACCGCGATGACACCGCGATCTGGTTTTATCAAGTGGCGCGTGGCGAGATTCGCGTGATTGATTTCTATGCCGTGAGCGGTGCCGACATCCACGACATTGCAAGCGCCGTATTGCAGAAGCCGTATACCTATGCGAAGCATTACCTACCGCACGACGCTCGGGCAAAGAGCTTGCAGACAGGTCGCAGCGTCATCGAGCAGCTAGCGAGTCACCTAGACATTGCCAAGCTCGCGGTGGTGCCTGACATTGGCGTGCAGAGCGGGATACAGGCTGCCCGCCTAATGTTGCCGCGTGTGTGGTTTGATGCAGAACGCTGCCGCGATGGCATTGAGGCGTTACGTCAATATCAACGTGAATACGACGAAGATAAAAAAGCGTTCAGGCAATCCCCAAAGCACGATTGGACATCGCACCCCGCTGACGCTTTTCGCATGGTTGCGGTATCATGGTCTGAAGTCGCTGACAAGCCCCCAGCGCCTGAAATTAAACCGCTGATGGTGGGGCCAGAAAACACCGTGACCCTAAACGACATGTGGCAGGTTCACGACCGCACCGTTAGCAGGAGAGCAAGGATATGAGCATTGCGAATGTCAATCGGTATAACTACGTTGCCGTGGGGGCAACGTCTAGCACGTCGTTTGGAGCCGCAGGCGCATTCATTCATCGCGTGGTGGTGAACGTTGCAGCTAACACGGAAGCAACTGCGACTTTAAAAGATGGCAGCACGACACTTGTTGCCATTCCCGCCACGCAGCCTATCGGCAGTTACAGCGTGGAATTGAACGTGGCCACAAGCGGCGCGATTACTGCCGAATGCAGCCAGAATGCGTCCATGACGGTGGTGGGCTTATTTAGTGACTACGCATAGGAAACCTGGACTCTACGCCAACATTCTGGCGAAGCAGGAGCGACAGGCGCGGCAACGTCGTGAGGGTCGCCCTGTGGAGCGTACCCGTAAGCCAGGTGAGCCAGGGGCGCCGACGGCAGAGGCGTTTCAGGAGTCAGCGAAAACGGCCAAGGGGAATGCGTAATGGATGAGCCAATGAGCCGCGAGCTAGAGAAGTACCTCAAGACCGTCGCGCAGTACGACAACGAGTACGCCAAATGGCAGGCGCGCACGAAGAAGATTATTAAGCGTTACCGCGACGATAGCCGTGGGCAGGGCGGTAACGAGGCGGCAAGGTTCAATGTGTTGTGGTCAAACGTGCAGACGCTAAAACCTGCCGTCTACGCCAAACTGCCAAAGGCCGACATCAGCCGCCGCTTTGGCGACAACGACCCCGTAGGCCGCGTGGCAGGACAACTGCTAGAGCGGGCTATTGACTTTGAGATTGAGCATTACCCTGACTTTCGTAACACGATGGCCTATGCCGTAGAGGATCGTTTTTTGGGCGGTCGCGGCACAGCATGGGTGCGTTATGAGCCGCATGTCGCCCCCATTGGGCTAGGCGATGACGGTTTCAGCATCACGTCTGCGATTGAGCAGGGCGAAAGCTCACCCGAGGGCATGGAACGCATTGAGTACGAATGCGCGCCAACTGATTATGTGCATTGGCGCGATTTTGGGCATTCACAGGCGCGCACATGGGACGAGGTGGCGCAAGTATGGCGCTGGGTGTACATGACCCGCGAGGCGCTGGTAGAGCGTTTTGGCGAGGAGATGGCGCGCAAGATACCGCTCGACCAAGGGCCAGAGCCGCTCAACGCTTACAATGACGCAAAGCGTACCTATAACCGCGCCAAAATCTGCGAGCTTTGGGATAAGGAAACGCAGAAGGTTTATTGGTTTTGTAAGGGCATGCCACAGATCATTGATGTGCGCGATGACCCGCTCGGCCTTGAGGGTTTTTTCCCGTGTCCCAAACCGCTGTACGCGACGACGACCAGCGACACGTTGGTGCCGGTGCCTGATTTTATTCTCTATCAAGATCAGGCGATGGAGTTGGATATCCTGTCAGACAGAATTGATGGGCTAGTCAAGGCGCTGCGGGTGCGCGGTGTGTATGACGCGAGCCAGCCCGCGCTACAACGATTGATGACCGAAGGGGACAACAATGCACTTATACCCGTGGATAAGTGGATGGCTTTCAGTGAGAAGGGCGGCCTTAAAGGCAGCATTGATCTCCTACCGCTTGACAGTCTTGCAAACGCACTCTTGCAGTGTTACCGAGCCAGAGAGGACATCAAATCCCAGATTTACGAAATCACGGGCATCAGCGACATCATCCGAGGCACGACAGCGGCGTCGGAAACCGCGACGGCGCAGCAAATCAAAGGGCAATACGCAGGATTAAGGTTGCGGTCGCTGCAAGAAGATGTGGCGCTATTCGCATCAGAGTTAATTCGGCTGAAAGCGCAAGTGATGTGCATGCACTTTCAGCCCGAGACGATCTTGGCGTATGCCGCCGCGCAACAGATGACGCCCGCTGACCAGCAGTTGATTCCGCAGGCGCTAGAGTTGCTGAAAGACAAGCCACTACGCAATTTCCGCGTAGACATTGCCGCTGACAGTTTGGTGCTGCTGGATGAGAACCAGATGAAGCAGGATCGGTTGCAGTTCCTGCAAGCGTTCGGGGGCTTCTTGGCGCAAGCATTGCCGGTCGGTCAGGCGTCACCCGAGATGGTGCCGATGATGATGGAACTACTGCGCTTTGGTATGCAGGCGTTTAAGGCGGCCCGACCCATTGAAGGGCAGCTGGATGCCACGCTGCAACAACTCGCGCAGGCTGCCGCGCAACGTGGGCCAGATGGCGAGGAGCAGGGCAAGCAAGCCGAGATGCAGGCCAAGGGTCAGATGGAGCAAAGTAAGATGCAGATGCAATCGGCACTTAAGCAAGCCGAGATGCAGCATCAGATGCAGATGGAGCAGATGCGTAACCAAGCCAAATTGGCGATGGAGCAGCAAAAGCTAGACTTCGAGGCACGGCTGAAGGCTGCCGAAATACAGGCCAATCAAGCCGCCGCCAAATACAAAGCGGATTTGGACGCACAAACCAAGCTCATCATCGCGCAGATGGGTAAAACCCTACCCGAGCCACC